GAAATTGCGTGAGCAACAGGCGACCATGCTGGAAGATATTGACTACCTCAAGAGTGAGCAACCGATTCACCCAAGCTATGCTCAGTCGTTACTGAAGAAGCGCAAGGCTCGGGTCGTGGCTTGCCTTGGCGGTATTGATAGTCCAGCTTATGCTGATAAAATCTTCGCTCAATCTGTCTTCAGGCAAGCAGAGATTGATTTCAAAGATCATTTCAATATCAGTCGCTATGACTTGCTACCGAAAAAATTTGCAGAAGCAGCATTGAAATATTGGATGACTTGGGAACCAAGCACTAATACTAAGATGAAAATCATGAAATTGAACTCATTTGACGAGGTGTAGGAAGGGGAAGAAGATGGACAATGTTCTACTTTCGCTATCTGAATGGATCAAATCCATTATCAAGGACACAATCACAAGATTGGTTGAGATAGAAAAAGATAGTGACCACTATCCAGAGCTGATGGATGTGAGCACTACCTGCGATTTTCTAGGCATCAACTATGACACGTTTTCAAACAATTATCGTTACATGAAGGGATTTCCAACGGAACTCCCTGGCAAAAAATGGTCAAAAAGAGCCATCAAGGAATGGCTCTCAAATCAACTATAATAACTTTACTAAAAGGCTTCTGGACAAGGTCTTAGCAAAATTATTTGACTTTATTATAACACAAAAGAGGATGAAAAACATGAACAATTTACAAATTATCGCAGTATGCACATTGGTGTCAGTAGTCTTGATTGAATCGCTGATTATGAATATCAAGCTTAAAATGGCCATGAGAGCGAAAAAGAAGATTCAATTTCAAGCGCCACAAATCGAAAAAGGGTTTATTGACTTTAAAACAGGTCGACGTGTGGACATTGATCCCGTGACACGAAAAGAAACATTTGTGGATTAGTAGAGAAACGGAGGGGAGTAATGTCTGAAATCAAATGGATTAAGATTACGACTGACATTTTTGACGATGAAAAGATGTGTCTAATTGATGCCTTACCTGATCGTGATGCAATTATTGTAATCTGGATCAAACTTATCACACTAGCAGGAAAATTGAATAGAAAAGGCGTACTAGCCATTTCTAAAAACATTGTATACACCGATGAAATGCTTGCACAAACGTTCCATCGTCCGTTGAATACAGTTCGTATGGCTCTTGAGGTTTTTGAAAAGTTTGGAATGGTTGAAAAAATCGATGGAGTGATAATGTTACCCAATTGGGAGAAACATCAGAACATTGATGGCATGGAAAAAATAAAAGAGCAAAATCGAAATAGAGCCGCACGTCACCGACAAAAACAGAAATTACTTGCACAGAACAATGAAAGTAACGTTACTGATAACGTTATGGATAACGTTACAGTAACGCATGGTAACGCACTAGATAAAGATATAGATATAGATACAGAGATAGAGATAGAGAAAGAAAATAATAATACGATGGTTAGTTCCAGCTTATCTGAAAATTTGAAACTTAGCGGTATTCGGATTAACGATAAACAACATCAACAGTTGTTGGATTATGTGGGACTTGATGGAATGAGTTTTGATATGTTGAACCGTGCAATAGAGATAACTTCTGAGGTTTATCAACCTAGTTTCAAGTATCTGAGAGGGATTCTTGAAAATTGGAAAAAGAAAGGTTTTACAACTATTGAACAGGTAGATGAGGATGATCAAAAATATCAAAATAGCAAGAACTCCAACCGCCCAGGACAAGCAAAATCCAACGTTCCTGAATGGTCTCAACCAAACTATGTGAACAATACTAGCGATGAGACCAAAAAGGACCTTGAGAAGAAGAAACAAGAAATGCTAGAAAGACTTGAGAAAGGAAGAAACTGATGTTTATTTTGAAACATGGAACAAAAGAAGAAAAACCGTACTTGATGTCTGCTAAAATCGGTGTGACTGGAATCGATATCTCATTTTCGGAAGAGAGGGGAGCTATCCGGTTTGTTTCTCGTGCAGTTGCAATGCAGGTGGCCAAGGCGCTAAGATCATTTGGGAATTTCTATGTGATTCAGGTGAAGGGATGAAAGATATACGAATACTAGATGCGTGCTGTGGATCTAGGATGTTCTGGTTTGATAAACAAGAGCCACACACAACATACATGGATAGGCGTGAAGAAGAATTTGAAATTCACAAAAAGAAAATCAATGTTAAGCCAGACATTGTTGCAGATTTTCGAGACATGCCATTTGATGACGAAACATTTAACCTTGTTGTATTTGATCCACCACACCTTCTCTGGGCTGGTCAGAAATCCTTCATGCGTGCGCAATATGGTCAACTAGATTTGTTGACTTGGAGATTAGACTTGCAACAAGGTTTTGAAGAGTGTTTTAGGGTTTTGAAAACAGGTGGAACACTTATCTTTAAATGGTCCGATGCTCAAGTAAATGTTAAGGAAATTTTGGAATTGGTTCCGCATCAGCCACTTTTCGGCCAGCAACATGGGACGACTCATTGGATGGCTTTTATGAAATTTTAGGAGGTATTGATGTTAAATCTCTATTTCATTTACAACGGTCACCGCAAGATACTTATTGGGAGTTTCGGCCATATACATAGCGCAATCAATGAACTAAAGAAACATCAAGCTAGTTACTCAGCAATCAGTCATCCACGATTTCGGAAAAGCATGAGTGGTGAGAACATCAGGATTGACTACGGAGCAATTGATTGCTACTACTTGATTACTAGGAAAACGGAGGAAAATAATGGCTAGAGATATTTTAACCGATTTAGCATTTGAGAATTTTCACAAATGTATGGGAATTCCTGATTGGAACGAGTCTGATGAAGTAATTCTTGTTAGCTCAGCTAACAAAGAACAAATTGAGTCAGATGAAAGTTACAGTTCAGACGGAAAATGTAATTATCTTGGCAAACGAATTTGTATCTTCTGTGGACAAGTGAAGAAAAATAATTACATCACGCTACATAAATCTATGTTAGAAAAAATTATTAAGACAATGAGATCATTTAAAGAAACGGAAGAAACGGAGGAAAAATAAGATGAATACAAAAATGAATTTGGAAGAAAAGGTTCAACAGTGGTTTGTTGACCGTAACTTGCATGAAGCAAATCCAGTCAAACAATTCTTGAAGCTGATGGAAGAGTCAGGTGAATTGTTTGAGGGTATTGCGAAGGATAAATCTGAATTGATTTATGATGCGCTTGGTGATATTCAGGTAGTTTTGATTGGGCTTGATCAACAGATCAAGAACGGTGCTCAGATTTCAGCCAATCAACAGGAACTCGAATTGCTGCTGATGGTTTCTAGTCTGGGCAATATCGCTCAGAAGCTATATGCTCATGTCTGTCATAATGAGACACAGATTCCTTTAATTAAGGCAGATTTAATGTTTCTTGACAGTGTGATTAGTACGGTTTCATTTTGCAATGGAACTACAGCTGAGAATTGTTTAGAAGAAGCTTATGAAGTCATCAAGGACCGCAAAGGTAAGATGATTGACGGAGTGTTTGTGAAGGAGGAGGATTTGCCAGATGATACCAAGATATAGAGCATGGCATCTTGAGTTAGGCAGAATGATGCTAATAAAAAACATGTGGTTTCAAGACGGTTCAGTTGAAGAACTTGAATTGAACGATACAGTCATGAACGACTACATCACAGCATGCCCTGATGAAATCGAACTCATGCAAACAACAGGTCTTTGTGACAAGGAAGGTACAGAAGTTTTTGAAGGTGATATCTTACATCATCAGATACAGACAGAATATACCTTTATTGTCAAATATGACAAAGAAAAAGGTCGATGGTACGGCGACGGTCTAAGTCGCACCTATCGGATTGACATCACAAAGGAATTTTTACCGTATTATAAAGTTATCGGCAACATCTACGAGAACCAAGAGATTTTAAATGAGAAGGAATGAGATATTTTAAAATCCTATGTGTTGTTCTATTCGCATCCTTCCTCATAGCATGTCACGAGATTTCGAGCGGAACGGTTGTAGACAAGTACATTGATGAACCTCACACAACATTCATACCTGTTATGACAGGAAAAAGTTCGGTACTGGTACCAACCAGAACCAAAAGAAGATATATTCTGGTCGTTTCTGGACATGCAGGAAATAAGCACGTTGAAGAAACGTTTGAAGTGACAGCTGAGGAATACAAACACTATGAAATTGGTAATACTTTCATACAAGATGCCGTTTTAGAAAATGAAGAAGGAGATAGGAAATGATCAATAATGTTGTTTTGGTAGGTCGATTGACTCGTGACCCTGAGTTGCGATACACGCCGTCAAATGTTGCTGTTGCAACTTTCAGTTTGGCAGTGAATCGCAATTTTAAGAATCAGGCAGGTGACCGTGAAGCTGATTTTATCAGTTGCATCATGTGGCGTCAGCAAGCTGAAAACTTTGCAAATTGGCTTAAAAAAGGTGCTCTTGTAGGAATCACAGGTCGCATTCAGAGTCGTAGCTATGATAATCAGCAAGGACAACGTGTCTATGTGACTGAAGTTGTAGCTGAAAGCTTTCAGCTTTTGGAAAAGCGAGATAAGACTGCGGACCATTCGAGTATGGAAAATCAGATGCCACCAAGCTTCAGAGCCAGTGATCCAATGGATATTCCAGATGATGGATTGCCATTTTAGGGAGGTGTGAAGGATGAACAGACTGAAACAATTAAGACAAAAAACAGGTGACACACAAGAGGATGTTGCTAAAGCTATCGGCGTGACCCGTAGAGGATACCAAAAAATGGAAAACGAA